ATGCCACTCCCTGGCGATCACCTCGAACGTCGGATCTGTGCCCAGAGCAGCGGCGGCCTTGCTCGCTCGGCGCTCCACGCTTGGATCCACGCCGTTCGCGAGTTGCTCCTTGATTTCATCGCGTCGCTTCCGCGCCTCAGCAAGCGTGACAGCGGGGTACACGCCAAGCGAGAGCGTTTTCTGCTTTTCCGCAAAACGGTAGGACATCCGCCAATAGCGACGGCCATCCGGATTCACCAGCAGGAACAGCCAGCCACCATCGCCGAGCGAGGCATTGAATGGCTGGGGGACCTGGATTCGAACCAGGATTAACGGAGTCAGAGTCCGATCAGCCTGACGAAATTTCAAACACTTACAAGTAAAACGTATGATTTTGGCCGATGTCGAATCAATGAGTTGCGAGCGTTTTGTAAAACGATCTCGCAGCTCCGGCAAGAAGCTGGAAGCGTGAGGAGGTGAGGATGGGAGAGGTCAGCCACTGGGCCATAGCTGCCAAACGCGCCATCTCCGAGGTGGACGCAACGCTGCCACCGGAAGTGAGCTTAGAGGAGCGGACCAAGGCGATTGATGCCGCCTACCCGTTCGGGCCGCGCAGCCACCTCCCCTACAAGATGTGGCTACAGGCGCGAAGAGAATATCTCGGCAGGTTTGGCTACCGCAAGCGCGGGCTCGTCCTGTCGCCGATGGAGCGGATGATGTTGAAGGCCAAGGACTGAGGAGGACGTGATGGGGAAGCTGACGAAGGCGCAGGTGTCGGCTCTCAAGATGATCCGTAGGCGCGATTGGCCGGGCGGAGAGCCAAAACCCCGATGGTTCCACAAGGGCACTTGGGCCGTGCTCCAGCGGCAGAACTTCGTGGAAGAGCGGTTTCCCGGCATCGCGCATCTTACCGACGCCGGCCGCCGCGCTCTTGCTGAGCATGAGGGAGAGGGGTGATGCCGAAGTTCATCGTGCACCATGACGGCTATTTCTTCGAGTGGTCCACCGTCGTTGACGCTCCCACCACCTACGGGATGCGGCGCGAGGAGTTCGAAGCCTATTACCGGGAGCGGTACGGCACTGAGGGGGCGGAGGATCTTCCCGAGCGCCTAGGGCGCGCCTTGCATCACGGCACCAGTTCTATCAACCCGACGAGCGCCGAAGACCTGATTGCGGTCAACCGGGCCGGTCCGGGCGAGAGCGACCTGCCGTTCGCGGACGTGATCCGCATATACTGCCACGAGCGACCGAAAGATGCAGCCGACGAATGACGCCGTCCACTTCGTCGGCTTCCGTGGCGACGAGTATTGGTCCGCCGTGAGGGTATGGGGCCGCCCGGGCTTCATCCACCGCTGGCTCGATCACCGCGCCCGGCGGGACATGCACCCTGACGACGTGGTGGTGTTCGCACAAGGGGACTGGACGCAGGAGCCTCGGGAGAGGAACGCTCCGGACATCGACGAATAGGAACCTTGTTCCCGATCCGTTCCTCTATATGCTCGCCCCCATGGACCCTCTCGACGCCACCCCCTCGATTGCCCAGGCCTCCGGCTATGTGCGGGTTCGGGCGACACACTGCGGCGGCACCACGGAATTCCCGTTCCGGTTCCTGCCTGCGCGTCCGCTGCGGGCGATGCGGTTCCGCTGCAAGCGCTGCGGGGCGGGCCTGTCGGCTGAAGAGGCCGGCGCCAGATGGACGTGGCAGGGCGAAACGAGCCTCAGGGGTGACGGGCCGAAGCCGACGCCATGGGAGGGGATCACTCCCCCAGCGCCCCGATGAAGTGCGGCGCTTCGCCTTCGGTATAATCTGATCCGGATGGATTATACCTTGCGGCCCGCCTCCCCTCCTCCACCAGCACCACCTCGGCCGCCTCGCTCATGAGCCGGACGGCATCGCGATGCGTGAGCGGGACCCGCTCCGCTTCCTGCCCCGGCCGGTTGATGACGGCATAGGCGCCGTCATCGTCCCAATCGATCGAGAGGCGGGTCATCGTGCGCCCATCCTTCTCTCGGCCTCGAGAGCATCGATTCGGCGCTGCATCTGCAACAGCGCGTCCCGCAAGCTGAACGTCTCGCCGAACTGCTTCTTCAGGTCGTCAATCTGGCGCTGGAGATTGCTGATGCCCTGATCGATGCCGCGCCACTTCTCCTGGTGCTCGCCTCGCGGCACGATGCCGGCTTCCACAGCCTGGATGTCGGCCTCTATGCGCTTGATGCGGTCCTCCAGGACAGCACGCCTGTCGGTCAATTCCGACCGCGTCACGGCCCGGTCCTCGAAACGCCGAACTGCAACCTTCAGCTCGTTTGTGTCGTCTCGGATCGGCCAATAGGCCAGTGTCCCGACGACCGTGGTGAAGGTCAGCAGGAAGCCGGCGAACGTGACATAGAGTTGCCACTGAGGCCGCGAGCGCTCATCCAGCTTCGCCGATAAGCTCCCAAGGGAAGCCTGGAGCGACTGCGCCATGCCCGCCAACTGGTGAGAAAATTCGGCCTTGACGCCGATGATCTGCTGGGAGAATTCGGCCTTCTGGGCGGCGATATCCGCGCGCACATCGCGGAACCCCTGCTCAAGCGTGTAGACCCGCTGTTCGACGGTCCCGATGTTTGGCTCACGCGGCGCGCCGGCCATCAGCGTTTTCCCTTCGCCTTGCTAAATGGGTTCGGCGCCTTGACGCCACACTCGCGCTCGATCGTCTCGTTGTGGGCGACGATGGGCCGGAGCTGCGCCGCCGGCAGCGTCGCCACCTGATCGGCTGTCAGGAGGATCGGAGCCCGCCCACGGCATTCGGAGGCCGGCGCCGTGCCCTTGCCGTCAGTCACGCACCCAGCGAGAGGCACGGCGACGAAGCTCAGCATCAGGAGCGCTGCGCACATCCTCTTGGATGCGCTCACGCGCGGTCGCACGGCGGTCGGCATCGGCTTTCTCCTTGGCAGCTTGGGTGGCGGCGCCCCGGCGCTGCCCGAGATAGAAGAGGACATAGGCAGCGACCGCGGCGGCCTCGGCGAGCGCGACCCGCAGGCCGAACCGAGCCCAGATGAAGACGAACCCGGCGGCGCCGGCGGCGAGCACGAGGGCCAGCCACCAGTCGCCGCCGCAGAGCTTGGTGGCGATGAAAGAGATCGCCGCCGCGCCGACCGGCATGAGCCAGCCGAGGGCGAGGGCCGAAGCCCAGCCCCCGGAGAGGAGAGTAAGGAGCGCGGTCACTCCTTCGCCTCGTCCGGCTGCACCTCGTGAACGAGGAGGTCCGCGCCACTGTGGCAGCAGATCGTGCGCTCGGTGTTTGCCTCCACCACCTCGGGCGGGTAGACCTCCAACACCTTGCCGGTCTTGGGATCGAGCCGAGTGACCTTCACGGGCCAGCCGTGGTTGGCCTTCACGACGATGTTTGTGGTCATTGCATTTCTCCGATGTGGAATTTGCCGGGGGACCGCCGGCACGGATTGCCTATGCCGGCCCCGCGTCGCGCCCGCTGCGCACGTCGGCGACAGCCGCGCTCTCCGCCCGCTGGGCGAGCACGTAGAGGGCGCCCGCGACGCCCACCACGGCCGCGCACCACGCCCATCCTGGCACGTCGCCAAGGAACATCTTGACCGGCCCGAGCTTGTCCGCCGCATCCCCTGTCTGCTGCACCACGCCCACGGCCAACGCCGGAGCCCCGACGATCCACGCCCACACCTTGGACCACCAGGACGCCTTGGCGACGCCATCTCCGGCCTTGCGCAGATCGCTGGCGGTGGTGCCGGCGCGCTTATCAGAGATAGGGCGAGGCCCGGACGTGGCCAGCGCCGCGGCAGTGGTCTTGTCGAGTTCGCCCGTGATGGGGAGGCCCACGGTGCTCTGGAATGCCGAGAGCGCCGCCGCGGTGCGCGGCCCCAGCAGGCCGTCCGGCCGGCCGACCTCGGCATAGCCCAGGTCGCGCAGGCGCTGTTGCAGGGCGAGCACCTCGCCCTTGGAGAGTCCGTCGTCCGGATCGATGTCGCCGGCAGGGGCCGGGGCGTCCGGAGTGGAAACAGCAGCGGGCATCGGTTCGGACCCTGCCCCCGGCGCCCACCCGAGCCGCGCGATGGCCGCCTTCACCCGGCGCAGCGCCGCCTTCTGGTCCTCATAGCCGTTCGGGATCTGGCTGGTGTTGGCGTTGCCGACGTTGATGACGCGGGCGATGGAGAGCGCATCGTCCTTGTCGGCATAGGCGTTCAGGTTGCCGTCCTGCCACTCGTAGAGCGAGGGCAGCAGGATGTAGCGGGGATCGAGGATCAGGTCCGGGCTCGCGACCAGGTCGACGCCCATCCGTTTCCCATACTTGCGATAGGCGGACTTGCCGGTGGTCTGGAGCGGGCCGCGGCCGCGGTAGCGAAAGCCATCGCCGCTCTCGGGCGGCCCGTTGCCCATCCGGTTGCCGTAGACGATGTTGAAGAGCTGCTCGCCCTTGCCGGCGAGCGCCAGCAGCGCGGCCTTGTTCCCGCCGAATGGCTTGTGCCAGTTCCCCTTATCCCACTGGTCGGATAGGTTCTTGCGGGTGTAGGCCGCGCTCTCCACCAGCGTGGTGAAGTCGCCCGTCTCCGACAAGCAACGGGCTAGGAAGTGCGCCACCCGGTTCGGAGCGCTCAGCTCGAACTGAGCGAACAAGTCGTCGCCGAACTTGTCGAACGCATCGAGGTATGGTGCCTTCGCCTTCGGCGCGACCGCACGGACAAAGTCGATGATCCGGGCCATGGGATGTCCTTCGTTTTGACGCACGTCGGCGCGCCCCGGCTGGTGCAGGGACGGCGAGAGCGGGTCAGGGGGTGGTTGGGCTAGAGAGCGGCGGTCACCGCTACGGCAGCGCCGATGGGGCGGTGTATGTGTCGCCGTACCAGACGCCGCCCTCTGCAAAGCGGTTGATGAGACGGGTTTTGTCCAGCGCCCAGGCCGCGGCGTACTCCTCGCGGGCAGTGCCGCCCGCGCCAAAATGCGCTCGATGCGACAGCATCAGGTTTTCGGCCTTGAAGTAGTAGAGGATGCTTGATGCACCTTTGTTGATGAAGGCAGATGACTGGTATGCATCAGCCCCGGCGTACCGCAGCTCAGCGATAAAGCTTGCAGACTTGGAGCCCGTCCACGCGGTCGGAGCGGTAGACGAGAGGATCACGCCAGATTTCGTCACCGAATTCTGCCCGGTCGTCTCCGCCCCCTGGATCGCGCCGTTGACCGACCGCATCAGGTAGGCATTAACCGAGGTATTCGAGCCGACGAAAATCATACCAAGAGGTGGAGAGCCGATCTGAGCGCGGGTGATCTTGATGGCCGCGCAGAAGTACGGCCACCCGACGTTACCAGGGACGAGACCCGCCAAGTATTGGCGGATGTAAAAAGGGACTTGCAGTCTGGCGTAATTGCTCGATGTGGTCTGCGCGACCTGCGATGCGATACCGTGCAGGCCACCCTTGGCCGTGCGCTCGATCATGAGTGTATTGCTATTTTCACGCACGATGTTGTGCGTGAAATTAAGCACGCTGGCCGACTGCCCGACGATCGCCGCCGCATTGGCCGCCGCGATATTGGGGATCGACACGTTGTCCCCTGGAACTCCCGAGAATGATCCGGCTTGCAACGCCGGATCGAAAAGCAGGACGGTGCCGGCCCCGAGGCCGGGGGTCTCCTCGTAGGGACCGAAGACCCGCGATGTAGGTGCATTGGGGAGGAGCATCTTGGTCATTCGGGGCTCCTCAGCCAGCCGCGCGAGCGCATGGTGTAGTAGACCTTTGGGATCACGCAGAATTCCTGGCACTGCGCGGTCAAGTGAATTGTGTCAGCCTTGAGGCTCGGGGGGACATTGTTGAGCGCAAGTGCGTCTGTGTCCGCTGGCAGCTCCGGGAGACCACAATCCGAAAGACCGAAGTCAAGAATATGCTGGCGGATGTCCAACAGCATATCCGGAGCGATATACTTTTTGAACATAAGGTTGGCACCAGCGTCATTGTAATTATCATTGACGAGCGTCAGCACCATGAACTCCTTGATCCATGGGGAGAGGAAATCGATCATCCCGCATGTATCATCGAGCACCTGCTGCCCGGACCCGATGTTGTTGTGCCCAGGCCACAGGAGCGCGCAGGCTCCACGGTAAGCGAATGCCTCGTCGAACTGGATGATCGACCCCGGAGGACACGGGATGGTGGTTCCGGACTGGAGGCGCGTGAGGATGTATTGATTTGCCGCCGGCCCGGTTGAGGTCAGATACAGCTTGTCGTCGGGATACCCCTTGATAAAACAAGTCCCAAGACTGCCTGAGTTGGCCGACCAGATGCCACTGTTGTTGTAGACATCATCGCTGATTGCGGTCAGCGCGACAGACCCGGAGGTGGGGACCTCATCCCCGGCTACAGACACGACAAGCGGCTTACCACCGCCGCGAGCCGAGATGGCCCCGCTCGGCTGGGAGCCCCTCCCCTTGTGGATGACAGTCCACCCGAGTTTAGAGGCCAGCGAGTTCGCTCCGGTGACGCCCATGAGGCCGGAGGTCATGCTGTCGCCCCAGCACACCAGGGTCCTGTCGGCGATCCATCCTTGCGCCACCGGATAGCTCAGTGGCGCAGTGCCTTCGTTGGAGAGGGCCAGTTTAAACCGACCATCTTTGAGGATCGAGCCGACATGCTCGGTGCCCGCGAGGATGTCGACGAGTCCGGGCGCGTCTGGATTGGTCGAGGCCGCAAATGTAACGCCGGTCATGCGTTCGTCGAGCGCGGCCTTGTCCTTTTCCGGGCTGACAAAGGTGCCGTCCCCAATGCCAGCGATGGTGTCGGGCGTCGTTGCCGCACCGATGGGCGATACCGCCCCATCCCGCCGCCAAGCCCCCACCGTGAGCGCGTATCCCCCATAGATGCCAGAGTTGGGGACACTCCCTACGTCCGCCCCAGGAGATGCAGCGGTGCGCCCGGTATGGGTCCCGGCATCGTCTGTTGACACCGTTGCCCGCTGGCCGACAAACCCCGGCACGACAAGGGCAAGCGCTGCCCAGCTCTCGCGAGAGATGGCACCGGACAAAGCCGCATTGGCGGCTGATGTTGAGGCTTCATCTGCCTTGGTGATAGCGATATCACGCGCGGCTTCCGCCCCCACTCTGGCGTCGGCCGAAAGGCCCGCCTGCGTGGTCGATACATTGGCCGCGTCCTCGGAACCCTGGCGCGCCGTCTCTGCAGCGGCCCGCTGCGTGGCGGCAATGCCGGCCTGGGCCGTCGCAGTCGCGGCGGCCGGGACCGCTACCGCAGCGGCGGCGACCGCATCATCCCGAGCTTGCTGCAACTCCGGCGTTACATCCCCGGTGTCGCCCTTCGGCCCTTGCGGCCCAAGCTCAACTACCCGCACGATGGCGGGAGATGCCGGAACGATGATCTTGATGATCTGGGGGTCAGGCATCTTGCTTGATCCACTGTTCGACGGGGACGGAGGCGTAGACCAGCGTCGTTTCCGTGCCGTCGATGATGCGACGAAGAACTGCGCGGTACCGCACGCATGGGCTGAGCGCTGCGGTTTCCTCAGCGGTGAGGGTGATGGTCGCTGTTCCCTCTGCCTCTTCGAGGACAACACCACCATCCGCCGACGTGCGCTCGATCTCGCCCCCGGCCCACTGGAGCGTGAAGACGATCACCGACCCAGTGAGGATGAGCGGGTTGTCTTCGTCCCGCATGAGCTGGAATTTAAAGTCGGTCGTGTCGCCCTGCCAGATGGTCAGGTCGTCAGTGCGGGATGGCATCGGTCAGCTCCACTCAAATCTGGCTTGCCCCGTCCGGCCGGCACCGCCGTCGTAGCTATTGCCGTCACCTGGCAAACCGGCAGCGCCGACCTCCACCATCATCACCGTGCCGGGCACGAGGTCGCCCGGCGCATAGGTCTTGATGACCACCCCGCCGGGGCCGGTGCCCGATGTCGAGTAGACCGTGCCGGAAATGGTGCGCCGCGCACCGGAGGCGCCAGCACCGGCCGCAGTGCCCGAAAGGCCGTCGCCATCCGCTCCGACGCTGGCTCCGCCAGAACCGGGGATGCCGGGCGTATCACCTCCGGCGCCGGAGGCCGAGACGCTGGGAGCCGCGCCTGCGGAGCCGGTGTAATTGCCGTCGCCGCCACTGGCGCTGCCGGCGAGGCCGCCGGTGGTCCGGTCGGCCGGCACCGGGCTCCCTCCCGCCACCATCCCGTCAAACGTGGTGTCGCCCCCCGCCGTGCCGGCTGGGAAGGTGCTGGCGTTGGTGATGCCGTGCGCGCCGGCCGACGCCCCCACCAACGTCACCACCAGCTCGGTTTCATAGTTCGGCACCACGAAATAGAATGGCCCGTCGTGGTCATAGGTCTGCGACCCCGGGTCGTCGAAAGAGCCGGAAGCGGTGCGCACCAGTTCGGGCGCCTCGTCCACGGCCATGATCGAGAAGGTGAGGTCATCGTTGGGCGTGATGCCGAACACGAGCATCCGCGTCGTTTCCTGCGTGGACGGCCCCCACACGACAAGCGAGCCGTCTTCCCCCTCGCCAACCGCGGGAACATCCTCGGTGTCGAACCCGGACACGATGGTCATCGTGGCATTGGGCACCGGTGTCGTCAGGGTCACGGTCGTGTGCTCACCCGCCCCGTTGGAAATCGGGTGAGTGGAGAACGTGCCGTCCTGTCGGCGGATGATGATGCCCATGGAAACGAGCGGGCTATCGGCGGCGATCTCCACCGCGCTGTCCAGCACCAGCCCCGTGATGTTGCCGCCGGACAGGATCTTGCTCTTGATCCGCGCCGAGCCTGCTTGCGTGGTCAGCACGTCGTGCGTGAGGCCGATCAGGTCCCCGCGGCGGCACACGATGGCTTCGGCCGGTGCGTCGAAATAGTAGTAGGTGCCACGGGCAACGGCCTGGGCAAGGTCGAACTGCGCCCGCGCCACGGCCTGCGGCTCGGTGACGATGCCGGAATAGGTGACGTTCTCCAGATTGGCCCCGGTCGCGCCGGACCGCATGACGACGATCTGCTGTTGCTCATAGTCCGCGAACTTGTCGGCATAGGTTACGCGGAATCCGTCAGGAAGACGGGGGAATGCCTTCTCCCACTTGAAGTTGGCGCTGTTGCGCGGCGAAAACACCTGCACCGGGGCGTCCGCCGATCGATCCCGGTCCTCATAGACGCCCCACACCTCCGACTGCGTCGGCCGCGCATAGCCACACGATGCGATCAGGGAGAGCACGTCCTGCACGCTCTCGCCCTGCACGATGGCATCGCAGGTGTAGCCCTCGGCCGCGCAGCTATCGCGCCAGTCGAGGAGAGCGTCTTCGTCGATCAGGTCGGACTCGATCGGGTCGGCGTTGAGCGCCCCGGCCAACGTGAAGCGGTAGTGATAGGCGGGGTTGCTGGTGGTGATCCACGGCCCTTCAAGGTCGTCGAGGTCCGGCACCCAACCGGAGGCGATGACCGAAACATTCTCGATCGCCCGGTTCTTCGCGCGGATGGCGATCAGCGCATCTCCGGGCTGCTGCACCGGATGCTGATCCCATTCCGACTGGCACCGGATGAAGTAACATGTTCCGAAATAATCGTCGTCATTCAGGATGCGATGCACCCCAGTCTGCGTATAATATCCGAAATAATCATACGTCCCAAGTAGAGTGATTGAATATGACGTTAGCTGATGCGCCGCCTTTGAAACAAGGTATCCACGCTTGTACTGGATTTCATATGTTGATGGCGGGAAAAGATCCTGGTCGAGGAAGAATGTCACGCTGTCGCCCGTCAGATGAGTATGCAGCACTCCGCTCGTTGCCGTCGTCCCTATGGAGATATAATCCTGCGATTTGGTCGGGTCGCTGAAATAGGTATGGGCCTGCCACCCGCCAGAACCGATCGGGGCGACAGACTGCGTGGGGACCGTGCGATAGCCGTAGATAAACCCCTTGTTCTGCGGCGGGTCGGGGACAGCAGGCTCGGTGCCCCAATCGAAGATGACTTCCCCCTTCTTCGCGGCCGTCCGGCGCGAGGAGAACATAACCTCCGGAAGATTGGTCCAAGCTTCCGCGCCACGGGGGCGGATGCGGAACCGCAGGGGGACCAGCACATAGACGTTTTCGCTGTCAGGGTCGGAGATGCCGAGGCCCTGCGGGAAATCGAGCCGGAGCCTGATCCGATCCGGGGCTTTTCGGGACGCGACCGTCTGCCACTTCGGGATGCTGTTGGCCGGTGTCGTCTGGTCTTCCAGCTTGGTCACGTTGTCGGAGTTGAGTGCGTGTCCGCTCACTTCCCCCGAGGCACCAGTAATGCGGACTTGTCGGTCCACAAGCGTCAGGGGAGTATCGTCGTCCCAGCCCTCGCGCGTCTCGTATTCCAGATCCTCCGCATCCTCGATATCGGCATCCCCGATGCGAATGGACTCCAGAAGGTGTGGGCCGGCGAGGGCGCCGACGATCGAGACATACTCGTCCTGGTCGACCACCTGATAAAACGGGTCCGTGATCAGCGCCGGGAAGACGCGGAAGGTGCCCAGCACGCGCGGCAGGGGCTCACCAGGGTCGATCAGGTTCCCGGAAGCGGAAGCGGTACCCTTGTTCTTGTTCTTGCGGTTCGTGTCCGTCTCGGTGGGCGGAGCCGTAAGCGCGCCGAGCGCGAGGGATCCGGCGAGGCCGATGGCGCCGGCCGCAACCTGTGCGCCAAGAGTCCCAGCCGCGAACCCCGCCCCCAGCAGCGGCGCAAGCACACCGGAGGCAACGCCAGCCGTCGCCACCACAAGCGCCAGAGCCGCGACAACGCCGATGATGCTTTTTGCGCCCCCGCCCTCCTCCCCGCCGCCGCGCGGGCGAAGGTGAAACGTGACATAGGTTGGATGCTCGGGATCGAGCGACGGGCGCGGACGCACACGGTGCCAGATCTCGCGCGGAATGACGTTTCCGCTGATCTGCACCTCGCCATACCGCGCGAAGCTCTTCGGCAGACCGCGCGTGGTCGCCACCAGTTCGCCGATGGTCGGGCCGAACTCGCTATAGCGCTGCCCATAGGCCCCGATGAACGGGCCGCCATAGGCGACCGGATAGACAGGGACGCCCTCAGGGGGCCGCTCGTGCCTCACGCCATGGCCTCATGCCGAAAGAGGGAGATCCGCCGCCAGCGCACCTGCGGCGAGCGGGAAACAGGGACGATCACGGAAGAGGTGGCGACCTCCACATGCAGGACGTGGCTGCGATCCACCATGACGCCGACGTGCAGAGGCTTGCCACGCATCACGAGCACGTCGAACGGATTGGCGGCGCCCGTAACCGGAATCCACGGCGCCCCGGCGCTGTCCTCACGGATGCGCTCTGTCACGCGCGCCACGTCGTGGGCGCTGATCTCGCCATAGGTCGGGAGATCGATGCCCAGCACCTCGCGGTAGACGAGATGCACGAGCCCCCAGCAATCGAGCCCGGCGCGATCACGCCCGCCGTCCACGAAGGGGATACCGACATAGGGGATCGACCACCCGGCGGGAGCCGGGAGGCGCAAGGCCTGCGATGTCATGGTGGCTACCTGTAAAGCCCCGGATACCGGTCCTGCGTCGCGAGCCGGGCGGGGAAGGAATCCTGCGAGTAGTCCCGGCTGATCACGTCGCCGGTGATCGTCATGGCATCCACGGACACGTTCGCAAGCCGCAGGTGGTTGGCGCTGTACTCGACGATCGGCTCCGACTGCGCCGCCGCGTCCGTGGTCGGCACGTAGACAAGCGCAGAGGAGCCCGCGACCAGTTGCGTGCCCCACAAATAGAACGTCCCGCTCGGCGAGCCGCTGTTGCGGAAGGGATAGACCCGGAGCGCCGTGCACCCGGCCGGGGTGATGAGGGTGTAGGTGATCCGCGTCCAGTCGCCCGACATGGGCGTCGCCGCCGGCACAACGTCGGAGGCGATGAACGTCCCCGCCGTGTCGTCGCGGAACGCCATCTTGAAATCGGCGGCGGACAGGGTGCCCAGCCGGACATAGGTGCTGAAGGTGCAGACCGTCGAGGGCGTGACGGTGACGATCTGGTAATGGGCCGGCGCCGGGGCGCCGCTGGCCGTGAGCCTATCTGCCGTCACCGCGCCATCCGGCGCCGCGATCTGGTCCGCGTCTATGGTGAGCGAGGAGATCCAGGGCGATGTGCCCATTTCCTCCGACCGCAGCAGCATGTTCGTGGCGGTGATCGCGGTGCGCGGGTCCGCCGTCTGGTCGAACTCGGAAGCCGCCACCAGATCGAGCCGAAGCCGCGCCGTGGATGAGATGGCCTTCAGCGCATCGCCGATCCGCCGGTCAACGTTCTGCACCTCGATCTGGCATTTCGGAGCGCCCTCGTCATCCGAAACGAGCTGCATGCGGAAGGGGAAGCCGGTCCACGTCACGCCCTGCCACGAATAGTCCACCCCGTCGCTCGCTACCCGGATGGGTTCAGCCAGGTCGTCGTGGTCGATGGTAAGGAAGGCGATGATCGCCTCCCCGCTTTCCTGCAACAGGAGCGTGCGCTTGAGGGCGCTGGAAATGGAGCGGGCCATCAGGGCATTTTCCGGATCTGGATCTGCACCCGCACCTTGCGGTTCGTGGTCGCGCTCATCTGCCACCCCGGCTTCGGGTCAAACTTCCATTCCTCCGTTTCTCCAGTCACTGGATGGTCGAAGGAAAAGCGGAGGGCGCCGCCTTTCAGATCGTTCCGGAACCAGTCCCGGAACGCGATGTATTGGGCCTTCGTGAAAACGAAGGTGCAGGTCGCCCCCATGGATTGAACGGTGCCACGGCGCCGGTCGATCGTCGGCCCGGCCTCTGGCGTGAATGAAACCACGTCCGGCTGCGGCGTCTCCTGCCACGACCCCTGTTCGGGCTGGCAGGGCAAGGAGACAGGCCAGGGTGAGACGGCCATGGTCAGCCCCTCCGCGTGGGGCTGGGGCGAAGCCCGAAGCGCCCAAAATTGGATTTGTCGGTCTTGCCGGAGGAGATCGCCGAATTGAGCTTCTGCTCCACGATCACATCCAGCACTCGACTGTTGCCGCGCCGGCTTTCGCGGGTCTCCACCTGCGCGCCGTTATTCTGGATGTTGACGATCATGTCGCCGCCGACGCCGGAACTGCGAGAGACCGGCCCGCCGACGCTGCCCCCCGTCGCGAAGCGCGGCAGGCGGAACTTGCCGGAGTTGATGGCCTCCAATAGCGCGCCGTAACGCTTCGCCATGGCGGCGTTGACCACGAACTCGCCGTTGGAGAGCATGGCCGGGATGCTGTCCGATCGAGCCGAGCCAGGGCCGCGAATGGCACCGCCGTCTGCGGCCTTCACATAGCTGGCGCCAGACGTGCCTCCCACCGTGCCGCCCGAAGAGAACCCAAAGCCGGATGCGCCAATGGATTGGAACAACTGCTTGAAAATCTGCTTCGCAATCATGTCGAGAAGCTGGTCCATGAGGCGCCCAAGTGAATTGGTGAGCGCATCGATCGCGCTCTCGCCCTTGGCGATTGCCGAGATGGAACCAGAGAAAGCAGACGCCAAACCGTCCTGCACCTCCCCCACTAATTTGTAGGCCTCCTTGGCCTTCTCCACCTTCTCGGCCGCGCGAGCGTAGGCTTCTGCCTCGGCGTTGATCCCTGCCAACACATCCGGCGTGATCTTGGTGCCGTCCGACTTGGCAGCATTGAGCAGGTCCATAGCCGTCTTGGCGCGCTCCACCTCATAGGTGGATTTGCCCAGCGTCTCCGCCTCAAGCTCTAGGGCCTGCGTGCGTTCGTGGAGCTGCCGCGTTTCGCTGGCGTATTGGGTTTCGGAGTTGCCCCCTCCCTTCGGCTTAGCTCCGACGACAGGATAATCAGCCGCCCTTATTGACTTGGTCGGCGGGTACGGGTTGGAAAATCCGAGCGCTTTGTCAAACTCATTGGATGTCTTGACGGTGTCTTTGTAGTCATATCCTTTCATCGCGCCGCGAAGATCAGATACGCTGCCGTTCCCGTTCCCATACAGAGCATCGTTCAGCTTTACGCCAAGCTGTAACCCGTTCTTGTTGGCATAATCCTGAAGTTCATTCAGCTTTCTGAGGACGTCTATAAGGAACTGGATCGGCCCCTCTGCCCGTTTTGCACCAGCGGCGATGGCATCAAGGTCGTTTACAAAGCTTCTGGAAAACCCCGTCGCACTGTTCACCTCCCCGACCAGCTTGATGATGGCGTTCTGCATGCGCGTGAACGCCTGCGATACGGTCGGCTCGGCCGATGCGGCTTGATCCCGGATGGACTGCGCCCCGGCCTGAAAGCCCTTGAAGAAAGCCACGTTGGAAATGCTTCCCTCAGTGACCAGCTGCTTCAGCTTCGAGACGCTCCCACCTGCTTCCTGAATGCCGTTGGCGACAGCCTGGAGGATGGGCCGCGCACCTTCATTGACCGAATTGAACTCCTCGGCCTGGACGCGTGCGGAGCCGAGGAGTTGCCCCAGCTGCAGCAGTGCGCCGCTCGCCTCCTCCGGCGCCGTCCCAGCCACGCGCAGTGCCACAGCAACGTCTTCGGTGAATTGGATCAGCTCGCCACTGGTGGCCTTCAGCTCTTTCTGCGCCGCCGCGGCGCGGCCATAGAGGGTAGTGATCGCCTCAAGTGGCGCGCCCTGCCGCTGCGCCGCGGCATAAAGGGCGTCAAGCGTGCCGGTCAACTCGGTACCGGACAGGCCAGCCACCTTGAGCGCATTGGTCGCTTTGGTCCATGCGTCGACGTATTGCAGGATGTTGGACGCGCCAAGGCCAATGCCCGCGATGGCAAGGGCGCCCTTAAGAGAGGACCCCACCGCGGCGAACGAACTGTCCATCCGCTGCTGCATGCTGGCGAAGGTCTTCTCGACCTTCTTCGCCGAGGCCGCCGAACGACCTTCCATGCGGGCGAGCGCCTTTTCAAACTTGGCGGTTTGTCCCTCGATCTGGACAACGAGGCGTTCAATGTCGGTCGCGGCCATCTATAGCCTCATGAAAAAGCCGCCCGGTGAGGGGCGGCTTGGTCGGTTCGGGATGTGAAGCGTCAGGCCGGTAGGCGGACCACGTTGTTGCGCTCAAGCACCTTGCCGAGGATGACGCAGGCCCACTCCACGGGGATCGGGTCACGCCGCCCGGGCACCGCCTCCATCTGCGGAGAGGCCATTGCGCTACGCGGCCCCATCGGCTGATGGGCAGGGTCATAATGGCGCCGCGGTGTATCCACCTTCACGTCGCCGGCCGCAGTCACCACCACGGCACGGTCGCCCTCGCCGATCTTCGTATCCTTGATGTCGAAGAAGACCGGCACGCCGTCCATGAAGATGGCGCCAACGCCGTCGCGGTAGATGTCGGAAGGGATGATCGGAAAGGCCGGCTCGCCGCGCGGCGCCGGGACGTTGCGCGGGCCGGTGAGGGCAAGCGCGCCCTGCCCCCTCCGCTCCGCCAGCTTCATCTCCACCGACGCACGGCCGCCGTTCTTGAGCCACGCCTCCGCCTTGTCCGGGTCGAACAGGCGGGCACGGCAGACGCCGGTATCCACGCGGCCTTCGACACGGCATCCAGCCGCTTCGAGACGATTCCCGAACCACTTCCCGAGGCTCATCGGGCACTTGGTGAAGCCGTTGGCCTTGAGGATGGCGCCGGCCGTGCGGCCGTGGCGGATGACGACGCCGGGGACCGAAGGCTGCACGATGGCGACCAGAGCGTTGACCGCTTCGCCGATGACGGCGAGCGCCCGGCTCTGCTCTTCCTGCACCTTGCCCTGCTCCGTCACCTTGTGGGCGAGCATGCGGGAGATGCCGCCGTCCCGGCGGATCATCTCCAGCACCTCGGGAGGGAGCCCACCGGACGGCTTGCCCTCCATCCGCTCGCGGATCACCACGTTGCACTGCATGTGGAACTCGGGGGACAGGTACTTGGCGTAAGCCAGCGCGATCTGCCAGTGAGCCCAAGTGCCGGGGGTCCGACCGCCGCGAACCGTCTTCACCATCTCATCCTCAGAATTTCCGAGGATGACAGCGACGGCCTCAATGAAGCGGGCGGCGTCGGCGGACGACAGCCACTTCGCCGGCTCCCGAGCGTGGTCCGAACCGGCGGCCCGCCACATGTCGGTGAGGCTCAGCTTTTCGCTCCGGTCGTGGATCTCGACGCCGTTGAAAACGAGGGCGGGGACTGCGATATGATTGCTCGTCACGTTCAGCACTCCTGATGCTGGGGGTGGAACTGCCCGGCGCCTTGCACGGCGTCGGAGTGGGAATGAGCAGCGGCGGGGGTAGAGTTTGCCGACACGACCCCCGTCGCTGCCTGCATCCGGGCGCGAATGGCCTGGATGATCTCGCCCGTCATAGAACGGGAATTTCTCTGCGCTTCCTGCTTAACGAATGCGCGCTCCGGCTCCGGGAGCCTGAGACGGAAATGGCTGTCTGCACGAGACATTAGCCCTCCTTTGCCACACGGTTATACATCATCGTTATCTAACCGTGTGGCATTGCCGTCAAGCGCAATTTTGGCCATGCGTGAGGCATGTCGCGCGAAGACCCTCATTTCAGGCTCAGGTTCCCGAACGATCTCAGAGAAAAGGTCGAGGCCGCAGCTCGTGGCAACAAGCGGTCCATGACCGCGGAAATCATTCACAGGCTCGAACGCTCTTTTATGAGCGGCCACGAGATCGAAGCCGTGGACTTGGAGCATGAGCAGAGAAATCTGCGCGCCAGACTGGACCGACTAGAAGAGCAGGCAAAAGAATGGGCCTTCGAAACCGAGATCGAAGCCATTTTTGAGCGCGTTGTCACCGACGTGCTGAAGAAGCGGGAAATCATCAGCCAGAACGAGGCGACGCGTGAACGGCTGCGACGACGAAGCGCGGCGTTGAAGGGTGACTCCACCTCAGATTGAAGCGGTGCTAGCGTGCAGCCCTTAATTCTGGGGGAGAAACGGCCATGTCCCAACGGGCCATAGCGATCATGGTTTTAATCATTCTCGTTGTGGTAGGCGTTATGATGGAAATGGAGAAGCGCCCACCTCCTGCCGCCTATGTGCAGCCCCAAGAAACGCCGAATCTTCCACCCGCGCCAGAAGCGGCAATGGGGTTGAAGACAGTTTCATGGAAGCGCGGAGGGTTCAATTCTGTTGCGATTGTCACTATTAAAATAATAAATGACAATTCGCGGACCATAAGAGACATAGACATAAAATGCCAGCTCTATGCAAATAGTGGTACACTGATAGATATAAAGACTGACACTGTATATGAGGCTGTTATGGGAAAAAGTTCAAAAACCGTAAAAGACTTTAATCTTGGGTTTATCGATAAACAGGCCAGCAGCCTGTCATGCTCAATCATTAGCGCAAAGTGGGGCTAGCCGCTCGCTTTCAAATCCCTCTCAGCGCTCGCGACCAGCATCGCATCAAACTCATCATCCGTGGGGGGCTCCGGTTTGCCGTCACCATGGGACTTGTTCCACCCGGTGACATACGCCGATAGCTGAAACAGGCTCATTCGGTCGACGGCATCTGGTCCGAGCCCAAGGATGGCGCCGCATCCATAGACGGCGGAAGCGGAGAGGCGCCCGTCTCCTCCCCCGCCGGAGCTTTTCCCGGCGATTCATTCTCCGGGATGGCGATTGCGGCGGTCAGAATCTCCAATGCCACGGGCACGCTTTCCGAAAGCGGGCGCTGCTCCACATAGCGCCGCACCAGAACGATTGCCTTGGCGGGGTCCATGCCGCCGCCGATAAGGCCGAGGCGGATGGTCTCCCGAAGGTCCATCACACGCCAGCGTCCGCCGCCTATGCGCTGGAATAGCTCCAGCGGCCCGGCGTCGGTCTTCTCCTGCAGCTCCAGGAGTTGGGCGAAGGCCAGACGGAAGACGTGCTCGCCGTCGCCCCAATCGATGGTCACGCGAGCGTCGAAGCTGGGCATCAGGTCAGGTCCGCTGCCACAAGTTCTCCGTCACCGGAAATGGTGACTTCCACCTGCACCCGCGTGCCTCGCTCCCCCGTGACATTGTAGGCGGTGAGAATCCCCCGTCCGGTATAGCGTCGACCGGCCGTCACTGTGCCCACGTCGATCTGGACGTTCTTCGCGATGCCGGAGGTGAACCACGCATCCCAGATGGTAACAGCCTCATCGGCAAGGACCCCAGATCCAGTGGCCTCCCAAGACAGGGTTGAAATTTCGCGCTCGGTCCATGCTGCGGCATCCGGGTCATCACAATCCGGAACCACAGTATCGCTGGATTCTGCCGAGCGGTTGAACCCCTGCGTAGTCAGGCCACAGGGGAAATCGAAGGTTTCCGGAGATGCGCCGTCGCCGAGCTTGATCAGCAGCGACGTGCCCCGGAACGTGGTGGGCTTCGCCATGGTCGTGTCCTTTGGTGAAGATGGGCCGTGGCCCGCTTAAACCGCCGTCTCGGTGAGCGCGCGGAAGGTGACGACGCCATGGGTTGTGGCCCCATCGGCATCCGTAAAGATGCGGTGCGTCTGGAATGTAATCTCGATCAGGCGATGCGCTGGGGAGAGATCCAGATCAACATCATTCAGGGCGCCGCGGACGGCTCCGACGATCGCCTTCGCCTCAGGCGTACCCTTGGATCGCGACCACACATGCACGTCAAAATTGATCTCACTGCCTTCGATGCAGCCGGCCCAATCGTCGAGCACCTGGAATTGTCCAAGATCGATATAAGGGAAGGCGACGGGTGAAGCGGTCGGAGGGTCGTCATACACCCGCTCGCCAACCACTGCGGCCACGCCTGCATCATCCTTCAGCGCAGCAACGATGGCCCCCTGAAGGACAAGGCTCGGGTCGCTCATTTCGCTGCCACCTTCTTCGCCGCCTTGGTAATCGCGCGCGACACGCGGCTCTTGAGCTTCTTCCGGTTCGCCCTGTAGGCCGGGTAAAAGAAAGGATGCGCTCTTGCCCCAGGGTGCTGCCGGCCCGGCAGATTTCTCCGTCTGCGGCTGGACCGGTCTGCCCCCTTGGCAAGGCTGTGCGGCGCGGTGCCGAACTCCGCCCACCGGGCATAGAAGGCCTTGTCATCCCCGGCAAAGATGGTAATGCGCATGTCGTCGGCGTTCTTCATTGGGCGCGACCTTGCAATGACGATGGACCCCTTCGGCGGGTCTCCCCACGTCCATCCGATGCTGTCGCGCAGGTCACCGTCCTTTACCCGGACCAAACCCCGTGCCATGGAAACGACATCGGCGGCTCCCACCTCCATTGCTGCGGCGATTTCAGCTCTCGCTATGTCAGGAAGCGCCTTCACTTTCTTTCGCAGGGACAGCAGACCGAGAACCTTCGTCGCCATCAGGCAGCAATCCCGGACGTGGCCATGATGGTTAGGAACAGGCCACGCCCTTCCATATCAGCCGAAGGCGAGGTGAGCGCATAGACGGTGCCAGAACGGGCGTCGATCGCCCGCCACCCGGCGTTGATCCGCTTGGTCCGCGTCTCGGATCGGACGGAGATGACCACGGGCTGCGTTCCCGTGAGCCGACCTGCCAGGACCTCCTCTCCGCCCTTCAACGGCAGAATATTGGCCGCAATGGTGAACTGATCGGTCCACGCGCCTTCGGTGTTCCCATAGCCGTCATCCGTGGTTGCCCGCCTCTGGAATGTGAGCCGGTCACGAAGCTGCCCCGCCTTGATCATGCCTCGCCCTTCCTGACTGGAACTGCCACCTTCGCCGCAAGGGCCGCCTTGGCACAGACCAACCGGACGAAATAGACACGCCCCGCACGAAACAGGATGGTGGAACGCCCCTTACGTTCGGGAGGGCTCCAACGAAAATCAGCGGTGAAGCGCAGCCGGCGCTCGGATGCGACGGGCATCAGGCCAAGGCCGGGTCACGGCTGCGCGCCAAAAGTAGTGCCACCGTGCCCCCAGGCCCCATCAGCGTTGCCAAAGTCCCCGCGCCTTCCCGATCGTCCCAAAGGGCGCCGAGCACGAGAAGCGTTGAGGCGCGGACCACAGCGGGGACCGTCTCCGCGGTCCACGCCGTCCCCTGATATTTGAGGTAGTCGATCACGATGGCCTCTGCCCCCACGATCTTCCCCTTCAGCTCCATGATCCGGTCATCGATCCCCTCCATGGAGAGATCGAGATTGAGGTGCGCCGCCGCATCCTCTTCGGAAATGTATGCGCCGCACATCAGACTTTCACCGGCTTGGAGGGCTGGGGGGGAATGGAAACAACCTCGCGGCCATCCCGGCCCCGCTTCACGGCGAGGCGCCATTCGCTGCCGGTGCCGGGCTTGGCTCCCGTGTCCTGCTGCGCGATCCACATGGATCCGCCGAAGCTCACAACATCGCCCCGCACATAGTCCGCGCCTTCGCGATACGGACCGCGGTCGAGGGTGACCGGAACCGTGAACGGGAACCGCTTCACCCGCTCTCCTTGCGTCAGGCAGAAGGCAAAGCCGCGCTCGCCGTCGTGTTCGACGGTGAAATCATCGAAGCCCATCCCATCCACGCCATCCTTGCCGGGGGCACCGTCTGCCCCGTCGCGGCCGATGACTGCGCCGAGTTCCTTCGTCGAACCATCCGTGAGCGTCACGACCAGATGGCCGTGGCGGTTGATCAGCGCGCCAGCAAGGCCGACACCATCTCGGCCGGGCTCGCCCTTCTCGCCATTGATGCCGTCACGACCCGGCGCACCGTCCACACCGTCGCGGCCGTCCTTTCCGGCGGGGCCGGGTTCAGGCGGGTTCTCCTTCAGATGGAGTGCTACGGCTTCGCGGAGAATGCCGGGCTCCGACTTGATGGCGTCCAGGATCATCTCGCGAGTGACCGGAGGAGCGTCTTTGCCGGGGGCTCCATCCACACCGTCGCGGCCGGGTTCGCCCTGCGGGCCGGCTTCGCCACGTTCTCCAGGCTCTCCCTTTTCACCCCGCTCGCCGGCAGGACCGGGCTCACCGGGCACGCCACGATCACCGACAGGACCGGGCACACCCGAAACTCCATCCTTGCCGTCGCGCCCGTCCACGCCACCCTCGCCGGGATCACCTTTCTCGCCCTGCTCGCCCTTCTCAGGTTGGCGGGCTTCCACAGCATCCAAGCGGCGGGTTAGGGGTTCAAGGGTACGGGCAACGTAGTCCTTGACCACGTCAACGATTGCGTCGCCGAAGGCCTTTCCGTCGAACATCAGGTCAGGCCCTTCATGATCGCGAGGAGCGCCTTATCGGCTTGGACGGAAAGATTGTCGTTCGCCGGAGCGGGATCAGCGGGAGCGGGCTGCTGATCCGGCGGGTTCTCCGACTGCTCAATCATCAGCTTGTCGCGCGCTGCGATCGCCTCGGCGCTATGGTCCTGTTCCTGCATGTAGATCGTGTCACCATAGGGCCGTGGGGGCTGGTCGACCTTGGCGCGCCGCTCGTTCAGCGTGAGCAGGCCCTTGGCCTTGTCCAGCACATCCATTTGAGTGACGGAGTCCATGCGCAACAGCCCGTCCAGATCGAACTCGGTGCCCAGCGCCTCACCGGTGTTCAACCCTTCATCGAGACACAGCTCGATCGCCTCGATAAGCGACTGAAGACACTGAGAATAATATTCGATGTTCAGGGACTGGATATTGGTGTAGCTGGGCATTTGCCCTAGCCCGATCTTGTAGGGCGGGACATGGTAGGTGGAGCACACCACCTCGGCCGACCATTTCAGCTGTTCGATAAGCTGGGCATCCACGGCCTTCGTCGCCATGGCTTCATACTTCAAACCGTCGCCGAGCACAGCAACCTTGCCGAAGTTGGCGCCGGTGTAGTTCTCTTCCCAATGAGCCTTCAGACGAGACGCCGTTTCGTCGTGGATCGCCCCTGGCGCCGTAAGGATGCCGCCGGGCTGCGAATTGTTCTGAAAGAACTTGGTTGAATTGTTCTGGATCGCAAGACCCTGCGTCGCTGCGAGGCCTCCCGCGAAGATGGGGGACAGGCCGGCCAGAGGGTGGAAGAAGCAGTTGAAACGATCGTGGATGATCTCCGACGCCGGAACCATGACCTGCTGCGGCACCGTCGTCAGATTGTCCGTGCTCAGGTCGTAGAAAACGCTGCCGTCGTCCGCGACCATGACCTTGACCCTGTTCGGATCGAGCACATAAAGCTCGCGGACCACATTGGCTGCATCGCGGCGCTTCAGGACGTAGGTGTTTCCGCGCTGGAGTTTGGACAGCACCCAGCTTTCCATAAACTGGATCCGGTTCTGGTACCGGTTCGGCTTCCGCAGGACCGGAGAATAGGCGCTGTTCTTAGTCTCCGTCCACACGCCGTTGCTATCTTTCGCGACCAGCTTGATGCGGAGCTTCGAGATGTCCGATGCGATCAGCGTCCGGCAGGCAAAGTCAGCATGGTTTGCGAGCACGCTGTCCATGCTGACTTCGATATTGTGCTGCCACGCGCCGGTGTAGCTCTCGCGGATGATCGGCCACCAGCCACGGTCGCTCGATACGGGGACGAGCCCCTTTTCGACCCCGCGCCGCGCACGCGTGATTTCGAGGCCGAAGATGCGCATCAAACCAGCACTCCTAAACGATCAGGCGCCAAAGGGTGCCGTCCACAAGCTCCCGCTCATCGAACTGTCCATAAGCGAGGGAGTGAAGCCACTTGGTCCGGTCGGGATAGACGGGGCTCTCGATCTTCTTCAGGTCGGTCAAGCCGACCAAAGCCGCGGCGCTGCTCTCATGGACGACGGCCGGGCATCCCATGATGACCGCCTCCACGGCGGCGTTGCTGCCGTGGGCGACGATGGCATGAGCGCCTTTCAGGTCTTCGGAAAGCGGGCGCTTCGATTCCTTGCCTCGGATCACGAGCTGTCGATTGGTCACCCGCGCCAGTGCGTCAATGGTGTCGTCCGTCCAACTCTCGATCCCGTGAAAGGCCGAATAGGTTTTGGTCGGCGCCGCGATGACGATGTGCCGGCCGCCTTTGGCCCACGGCAGCACCTCGGTGTTCAGCGCGGCCCAGCGGTCTCCCGAAAGGTCGCGAATGGCCCGCATCTGGAAAGCGTTGGTCTGCCAGCGATAGTACCCACCATTCTGCCCCCGCGGGAGCCACGTCGCGAACACCCGCCGAGCATAGCCTCGATCCCAATAGATATACGGGCGGCTGGACGCTTTCCACTGCGCGATGAGTGGGCGCGTCTCCGGTTGGCACCCGACGATCGGGACAACGTCCTCCGGCAAGTGAAGGAGCCGCTTCCACTCCTGCCGGACGATCCTGCCGCCCTTCTGCTCGATCGCGGCACCGATGCGATTAAACAGGTTGAGCTTGAAATCCTTGAGCCCCGGCGGGATGTAGAGCGCGACCTTGGCGGGGTCGATCATGCTGCGGCCTGCCTCGCGTCCATCATGTCGCCCAGCCGGGGCGAAACATATCGGCGGGACTTGCCGGGGAACAGATCCGCCACCTCATTGACGGACAAGTCAGAGCCGGGGAGGATGAACAGCCCTCCCATCCCCTGCCGACAAATCAATGCCTGCACGGCCGCGCTGACATGCGCGTAGGTCCGCTTCTGTTCCCCGGTGCCGTAGATCGTCATCACATCCGCAGCGGCGAACCGCTCGAATACGCTGTGACCGCCCGGCCCGTGGATGTTACAGAACCGCACAACCGTGGCCCCGTAGAGCCGGGCATAATCCTCGCCGGCCCGCTTGGAAATCGCGTATGGCGTGGCGGGGTAGTTCACCATGGAGGAGGAGGCAAACACTGCCTTCGGCCCGTACCTGCGGAGAACCCGGATCGCTCCCATGATATTCGCCCGCGCATCGGCTTCGGCGTCTTCACAACACGCATCGGTTTGCGCTGCGAGATGAAAGACCGCGTCCGCATCCGGCAGGGCACATGACAGCACGTCATCGCCAGCCGTGAGGTCAAGCCCGACCACCTCATGCCCAAGAGCCTGAAGCGCGGCCACAAGATGTCGGCCGATGAAGCCGGCGGAGCCGGTTACGACCGCCTTCATCTCCAATGCCTCCGAACCCACTCGACAGAGGTAAACTGCGACGGGTCGCGGTGCCCCGGAAAGGCCACAAGCCGAGCATTCTCAGGAAGCGCCGCGCCCTTCGGCCAACCCGGCTTCATGAAGGCGTACACACCATTCTCCGGCCCGAACTTCCCCGCGTTGGGCAGGTGATGCGCGAACCATGCCTGATCATCCGGAAAGGAATCATGCGGCACCTTGGCGGCGCGCTCCAGCGTAAACTCCGACCACACGTCCGGCCGGTAGCCGGCCCGCAGCATCCACACCGATCCATTGTAGGGGCACGGGTTGGAAGCGTTCACGCCCTGCAGGATCGAGAATGGTTCGTCCCGATCGAACAGCGCATCCAGCGCGCCGGTCACGATCAGATCCAGATCCAGCGTGACGATGCGGTCGCCGGGATTGATCCCGTTGGCGGACTGCCACTCCGGATCGAAGGTCCGAAGCCGGGCGAAGCACCCCGGAATGCGCGTCAGGTGTTCATCACATAGGCCGGGCTGGCACACGAGAAAGCGGTATTCACCCTTCATGTTTCGCGCCACCCCGTCGCGAAGACGCGAAAGGTAGTGGGGCGGATACTTCGATCCCCAGCACCATGTTGAAATCACGAGCGCCACAGGACACCAATCCCGTTGTTCTTCCCCGTGGGGCACATGCGGAATTCCGCATGCCGATAGGCCGGGCTGATGGCCCGCCAGAACTCCGGCACGTCGATCCGCTCCCCCTGCCACTCCGGCGCTCGGCGCCAGGAGATGTCGTGGAAGGCCACCATGCGGGCCATCGGCGAATAGTTGATCCAGTCCCGCACCACGAAGGGCAGGGTATGGTTCGCGTCGATCAGCAGCAGATCGAAGGGGCCGAGCGCGCTGACCTTGTCCACGATCTCCGGCGCAGTGCTGTCGCCCCAAATTCCGTATGCGTCATAGCCATCGGCCTTCAGTCCGGCAAGCACGTCGAGAAGAGATGTTCGGCTTGCCGCCACTTTTCCTTCCGCCGGAAGATCGACCGAGACGACGCGCGACCCTTTCGGAAGTGCGCCGGAAACCGCCTTCAGCGACCCGCCGAACTTCGACCCGATCTCCAGGTAGGACGACACGCCCTCTGACTTGGCGAGGTCAACGAGCGCCGCAATCTCGCTCGCATCCTGAAGTGCCGTCACGCTCGCGCCCATATGGCGGCTACTCCCAATTCTGTCGAAATGTAGGACGTGTGAATCCGGAACAGCCCGGCCTTCTCAAGGTCGCGATCCAGTGCGACCATCTCGGCCTCGTTCTCATCCGGCTTGTCCGAGGTCGCACGCCACGCGAAATAGCCCTTCGTCCACCGGCCGAAGTGCAGCACCAGAGCGCTCAGATCCTCCGGCGCCATCACGCGCTTGAGCTTGTGGTAGGTCGCGAGGCAGAGCGTGATATCGTAGGCCCGCCCAGTGAAAGGACGGAGCGCATCAGGCCCCTTGGCGAGGTCCACGACCTCAAATCTGCTTTCGACAGACCGAAGATCGGCGAACAGCTCGCGAGCCGTCTTGATCCCGTCTTCGTAAATGTCGCAGCCGTCAACGGAAGAGGCCCCGTTATTGGCGAACTCGAAGCCGACGAGGCCGCGGTTGCACCCGATATCGAAGACGGTTTTCCCGGCGGCCCTAAGCACCAGATCGCTCATGCCGTCCATGCGCACATCGTGATAACCAGCAACGCGACGCTGCACCTGATACCGGGCGCCGAAAGGCCTATGCTTGTCCATTCACAGGCGCTCCCTCGCCGCGGCGTAAACTTCATCAACAGAGATCGCGTCCAGCGCCTTCCGGCAGTGCGCACACGGCAGGATCGAGCCGCAGGCATCTGCGCCGCCCGTGAGATTGGCGTGGCCGCTGTAGCCCGTCACAGCCGGCGGGATGAACCCGCCAAACAGCACCACGGCGTTCACACCCATGGCCGCAGCCCCGTGGTGCAGGCCTCCCTCGGGGCCGATGTAGAGCGCGGCGTGAGCCATGACCGCCAGAGCATCCCGAAACGACGTTGTGCGGACAACCTCTGCCCCGGTCACAGCCGGCCCGGCTTTGTTATAGGCGAACTGGATGATGCGAAAGCCATCGCCGCGGAGCCGGTCAGCAACGGCCTGATACCGGGCGCGGCCCCAATCCTTGTTCGGCGCCACCGACTTCCATCCCTCGACGTTGGGCTCCATCAGGACGAAGCTGGAGCCGGCACGCTTTCCAGCCTTGGTCTCGGATGGCGTCAGGAACACCTCTCCGGGGACTGGGCGGAACTCCAGGTTCCATACCCATTTGTTTCTGACCCTGTCGTGACGATTGTAGAGCCGATTTCCTTTGTAGAAGTGGATCCACTCCACATCCCCATGAGCCTCGCATCCAGGGGAGGCGACGTTTGGGTTGCCGCGGAAGATCTGCTCCGAATTGTGGTCCCACAGGATGCGCCGACCATCGCCGAACGCGATCCGCTTGCCCCGCGCCTTCGCGCCGCGGGCAAGGCCCGATGCGATCAGCTGGTCACCGAGACCGATGGCAGCCTCCCGTCACTTCGCCCACCGCGCCAGCTCGGCCCGCCATTCATCGGCGAACGGCGCCTGCTCATAGCCGGGCATGCAGGGCGAACCCTCGGTGTGATGGACAATCTTCGGCTCGATGTCGGGCGAGGAGTGCCCGGCGAGCCAGTTCCATTCCGGCCCGATCTCGCCAATGTCCTCGTCGTCGAGCCAGCAGAACTGGTGCAGGTCGCGGCCACGCACCGTGTTCACCAGATCGACGGTCAGCCTCTTGTTCGAGGTGTGGTCGCAGTTGAAGATCATGACCGATGACCAGTTCTTCCGGCCATAGGATGTCTGCGCCTGGCCATCCATCTTGAGCCCTTCGGCCGGACGATGATCGTGCTTTACGCAGGTCACCGCGTGCGCGGGGTCGACCCGCCGGAACAACTCCATGAGGTTCGCCCGCACCAGCATGTCGCAGTCCATGAAAAGCGCGAGACCCGTTTGCGCGAGATGCGGAACGAGGAACCTCGAAACCGCAAATTCCGTCGCCATGGGAGCGCCCGAGATGCAGTCCCACATCTGGCGATGCCCATCCGATGTGGCCCTCGCTTCGGTCGGCCGGGAGTACAGGCCGCGGGCGCGCAGGTCGGAAAGGACAAGGCCATGGATCGGGACCCGCAGCGACAGGCGGCGGCGGATGCTCTCGCGTGCCACGGCGAACGCCGCCGCCTCGCGAGGATCAAACCCGATCCAGATGCTCCATGAAGCCATCAATCGTCACCCTCGGGAAGCAATCGAGCGCCGAATGCGGCGAGCCATTGAAGACCCGCGCCCCAAGCGCCATGAGCGTCGGGAGCGCCCGGCCATAGGCCGCGATCCACCGGCGGAAACTTGATCTGTCCGGATTGTTCGCCATCGGCCACCGGTTGCGGCCGTACCAGTGAACCCCGCCCTGATCGCTCATGTCGAAGCCGATCAGGAGGATATCGCGCGCCCCGAACTGCAGCGCGAGGTTGAGCGCCTGAAACCCGCTGTTCCCGCCGCCGCCGATGGTGCCCTGCGGCTGCATGACCAGATCTTCGCGGTACCCGCCGCGCTCACGGGCGATTTCCACCCGGTGCACATCAGGGAACCCGTCCAGCCCGTTGCCGGCCCAACAGACCTTAAGGCCATCGAACTCAGGCAGGCCCCTGCGGTGCCGCCACCATGGGGCGTCGCACCCGTAGACCAGATCCGCCCATGGGCAGAGGTCCACATTTTCCTTGATGGCAATGACCTTGACGCGACCCCGCAGGGCCTCGATCTTCGCGCGCTTCGCGGTTGGCCCGGAGGCGATGATCGCGACGGGTTGCCCGCGCCAGTCTGGACAGATCAGTCCTCGGCCTTGAGCGCCGTGGTGCTGTACTCGGGGCTTTTCAGATCGCGACGCTTGTAGGCCGCCATCTTCTCGCGGATTTGGGCCGCGTCCCAGCCCATGAAAGGGCGCTTCCCCACCATGGTCTCATAGTCCCCGCGCAGGGCGACGATGTCCTCTGCCGTCTTCGGGATGGCAGGCACCTCGGGCTCCGAGATGTCCGCCGGCTTCGCCTTTCCGATGGCCACCAGCAGTTTGGCCTCCTTATCGGAAGCCTCGAAAGCCTCTCCGGGGAAGACGTTCCGGCCGGCGTATCGGACCTCACGCACCGCGATCAGGTTCGGCATGTCATACCCTTTCTAGATAGGCCGGGAGACGAGCCCCCGGCCTATGTTTCGGCTCACTCGGCGTACTTGGCACCGGCGATGATGCCCGACGCGGTGGAGCGGCGCGGCTTCCAGTTGATGTAGCGCTCGGCCTTGATCGCCACCATGTTGTGCTGCCACAGGTTCACGGTGACGGTGGTGGCGGTCCACGGGGAATCCGGGGTGCTCTCCATCTGCAGCGAGGCCTCGCGGCTCATGTCGATGGACACACCACCATCGTCCGCCAGCAGGATCTCACCCGGCATGACGAAGATGATGGGATAGCCATCGGCTGGCGAGCCGGTGGAAGCCGGCAGGTTTTCCGAGGTGATCACCGGGAAGCCCAGCAGCGTGCCGCCGGTCATGGTGATGCCGGGAAATTCCGGCTGGCCGAGAGAGTTCTGCATCAGCGACAGGGCGAGCGCCTGCGTCTGCGTCATGACCCAGTATCCGGCGGTCACCTGCTGATTGGCCGCCAGCATCGCGGCGAACATGGACTTCACGTCGGCGCGGAACGCCGCCGCCGTGGTGCCGGTCGCGGTCACCGCCGAGACGCCGTAGGTCACCGAGGCAGGAGACACATCGGTCGCCGCATTGGACGGATCGATGAACTCGGCGTCGATAAACTGCGCGATGGCGCTGGCGAGGTCGGAGCGCACCAGCTCCTCGGCCGCCGGGCTGGAAAAACGCACCAGCTCCTCGGTCAGGGGGACGATGCCAGCGACCTTGGCGAAGTCGAGCGTAAGGCTGTCGAACGCCAGCGCGGACAGCGGCTTCACCTTGCCTTCACCGACCCAGTTGACGGATGCGCCGCCGGTCTGCCGCGGCACCTTCACCTTAAAGGGGACGCGGCGGAAGCCGTTCATCCGCCCGATGATGGTCAGGGGCCGGAGGTAGTCGATGAACTCGCTGGCCATGTTCTGGTACTGCACCAGAGGCGCAGCCCAAGTCGAATCAGTGGTCGTGCCGGCCGCAACCGCAGCCTTTTCGATCACGTCGGTGGGCATGCGGAGCATGGCGCCAACCTCAGGGGTCGAATCCTGCCAGCGTTTGGCGAACTCGGCCGCCTCGAAGCGGTTGCCGCGGGCGTTCGCCAGCGCGCCGACGTATCGGGCGAAGACGGTGCCCTTGGGCAGGACGATGTTCTTCACCGACACACTCGGGCCAGTGGCCCGCGAACGGCTGGCGTCGTCGGCATTGCCGCCGTTGACAGGCTTTGCGGAAGCGATGTTGGCTTTCTCCAAGGCGCGGAAGCGCTTCAGGTCGGCTTCGATCGGGGCGTTCTCGGCGTCCAGCGCGTCGAACTCCTCCTGTTCTGCCTCGTCGGTGGTGCGGCCTTCCTCGGTCGCCTTCTGCATGATTTCGGCCATGCGGGCGGCGTTCGCGGCGCGCTTGGCTTCCAGAGCAGAGATCTGCTCCTGAATGGTCTTGGACATGGATTTGGCCTCCTTCGGCCTCAGGTTCACTGTCTTGGTGGGTTTTCCCGAGGCGCCGGGATGGACAGGTCGATCAGCGGCCTTCGGCTCCTTGCCGAGCGCGGCGAGCAAAGGGGCATCAATCGACTTGATTGCGGTAATGGTCGCGTCGGCGTTTGCCGGGATCGTGACCAGTGAAAGCTCATAGACTTCGGACTTGACGAAGCGGACGCCGCCGTCGTCCATGAACGCGTATTCGACGGCGCGAAAGCCGATAGACACGGCCCGAACCAGCCCGAGCTTGACGGATTGCCACGCCTCATCGATCCGGTCGCGCAAGGCGCCCGCTTCCATGACCTTCGGCAGGCGGGCCTCAAAGGTGATCCCGGTCTTCGTCGGCTTGTCGAACGTGACGGTGCCCACCGGCGACTTATGGTCGTGCTGCCACAGCAGGGGCATCGGATTGGTGAAGGATACGCCAAGCGGCTCGACGATGTCTCCCACGCGGTCCGGATCGGGAGTGGTCGCGATCCCCCGGATGACCCGTTCGTCATCGTCCACCGCCTTGATGGCGAGGATAGAATAAGCCCTGTTCATGTCGCTGTTCTCCGGCCCATGCCAAGGCTAGACAAAGATCATCTGGTATGATGGTTTCTTGGCTTCCAATTGAACGTTATCCGCAGCCCCTGCCGCCATAGCCAAAGTTACAAGTCCATCAATTCTGCCGCGTGATCTTTTCTTATCGAATGCCCTATTTTTCATTCCATCTGAGATCAGAATAGCGTTTCCAGCGCACCAATATGTAACAGGAGAATTCTCCACCGTTATCGTCCCCTGAAGGATGCGGTCCTCCAGGCGCTCTACTGAGCGTGGCATGCACAGCTGTCGATCTTCAAACAGGATCCGCGTACCCTGCGCATGCGCCATCAGCTTCAGTCCGACGCCTTCGGGCTCGTCAGCCCCCTTGAACCGCCACACCGGAAAGCCGACCGTCTCGCACGATGATATGAAATCGCCCATGCCGGCAGGGTCGAAGGCCAGAAACTGCACGTCATGCGCGGCGCAGATCTCAGCCACCTGAGCCGCGACGAAGGTCTTGTCGATGGTGGCGCCGGGAACAGCCTCTAGCCACCCCTCCTGAACCCATTGTTCATATGGAGCTTGATCAGCGCGGGCTCGGTCAGCAAGGCCAGAACGCGTCGTCCAATACCAAGTCTTCGCGTAGAGCCGCCCACCCTTCAGCCACACCGCCGTCAGGGCCGTGAGGTCGTTCTTTTGGGAAAGGTCGAGGGAGAGCCAGCACGGGCACCCGCGCATGTCTTCGATATCGAATTCGCCCTGGACCGCGGCCCAAGGCTCTTCGGCAATCCAGAAGTCTGTGCTTCCAATCGGAATACCGAAATAGAGGCGCTTGACCGACATGGCGGTCGAGAGAAGCGCTTTCGCCGTTGCTACCTCACCGCGGATGTTTTCCACCGGGAAGGTGATACCCAGCGCGGGCAAAGCTTTCGGCCAGGCCTTTTCGTTCTCGAAGATTGTCTCGCGGTCGGCCTTGTCCACCCGGGCGATGAAGGCGAATGCCTGATCGTCCTTCACCTCGCCGCGCGCCACCTTCTGGTAAAACTCGCTGAACGCCGTCCCCACCGGCTGCGTGCTCGCCGGGGTATTGGTACCGAGCATCATCAGCGCATCGCCCGGCATCTTCGCAATGGCGCGTTGCCAAGTCTCGATCGCGTCACTCGACTTGAACTCGTGGATCTCATCCGCCGCAACCAGCGTCGGCCGGGGGCCGGAAATTGCCTCTCCGTTCGCCAGCGCCTGGAACTTGGAGCTTGTAGCAGGGTGCTCGATCTTCCAGGCGTTATCGCCTTCGCCGCGGATCAGCACATCGCCGCGGCTCTCCAGCGTCTCCCGCAGTTCCTCCGGCTCGTCCTCCTGCCCAGGGATCGCATGCCGGCACATCGCGACCGCGTCGCCGAAAAGCACATTCGCGGTGCGCCGATCCTGCCCGATGGAATAGACCTCGGATCGGGCGATACCGTACCAGCCCATCATGTAGAGGCCGATGGCTGCCATGAACGGGCTTTTGGCCTGCCCCTTCCCCGTCTCCAGCCAGGCACGGCGGAACCGCATCCGCCCGCTGTCCATCCGCCAACCGAATAGCGACCCGGCGCAGAACACCTGCCACGGCAGCGGATGAAACGGATGCCCCGCCTTCGCACCAGCCGTGATCGGCAACACCGCCGGCAGGAACCGCAAGACGTGACCAGCCTTCTCCGGTCGCCAGTGCAGATCCTTGCCGCTCCGGTCTACAATGTCCTTCAGGTGCCGCTCAGCCGCGGCCCTGACGATCTCCCCGACGACGATCCGCCCTTCTACCGCGTCACGAGCCCACCGGGTCGGGGGATCATCGGGCAGCTTTGCCGAGGAATTCGTCCGACGCACGGGCCGCCCTCGCCTTCTTCTCCACCTTCGTCGCTGCCGCCCGGCGGCGCGGCGCCAGTCCCAGCTCGGCCTCAAGGGTCGCAGCGTCGGACCCCGCCTCGCGCATGGCCGTAAAGTGCGGGTTAAGCCGGGCGATGGCCTTCGTGTTACCCCGCTTCGGCTTCGTCACCGCGCCCTGCTCCGCGACGATCCGCGAGGACCGGTCGTAGATGAGGTAGGCGAGCACGAGGCGCTGGATCGCGTGGCGGTTGGCCGGCGCCAGCAAGCTGCGCTCGCGGAGTTCGGTCGTCACCGCCCGCCAATATTCGGCAGCAGCCTCGATCTCGATCTCGTCCGTCAGCAGCATCTGCCAATGAGGCTCGGCGATGATGAGGCCCGTGCCTTCGACAACGTTCATGCGCTTTCACCCCTCTGGGGTGGCTCCAACTTTTTGTCCTGTGACTGCTCTCGGTGCGAACGGAGGAGCCCCACCGGTCTAGCGCAGCGAGCTTCACCGACTTTTTGCACCCCCCCCTACCGGTTCCATGGGTGCTTCGCGTCCAATGGACGCCCTGCAGCGTCGCACCCCTTCACATGTCCTCGCGCCTCCTCCGACTGCTTCGTGCTGTCGTGGTGCGCTTTGCAAAGCGATTGGAAGGGGCCTGACCAGAACTTCGTTACATCGCCCCTATGCGGCTCGATGTGGTCGCAGACCGTTGCGACGGTGACCCGGCCTTTGCTCGCACACATCCGGCACAGAGGTTCGGATGCAAGGTGCGTCGCCCTTAGTCTCTGCCACCTCGCCGTCTTGTACCAATCGTGAGCCTCTGCCCTGCGCCTGTCGTGGTCCCTGTCCCTATCCGCCTTCGTGCGATGTGCGGCGAGGTGGTGCTGAGGCGGGCAGGAGGGCATCAATCCCGGCTCGCATAGCCCGTAGCCCAGCCGAAGCCGAACCAGATCACGATGAAGCCGATTAGGAGGAGCATCTAGGTTTCTCATATTTCCACACATCTGTTGACTTCCACAGAAGTGTGGACTAACCTACATTTATGAACGCGCAAGAACTCAAGAAGCTCCTCGCCTCCCAAGGCTGCACCTTCGAGAACCATAAGGGTGGCTCAGGGCATCTCACGGTTCGGCGCGGCGAGCGCACCTCGCAACTGCCGGTGCATGGAAGCCGGAAGGAACTTGGCACCGGGTTGGTGAACAAGATCCTCAAGGATTTGGGACTGAAATGATGCTCGACTATCCCCTGACCCTCACGCCAGACGACAACGGCACCTTTCTGGTTACCTGCCCCTTGCTGCCTGAGGTGACCACCTTCGGGGATGACGAGGCAGACGCCAGACGCCAAGGGAAGGAAGCAATCGAAGAGGCTATCGGTGCGCGAATGAGCCGGTGGGATGATGTCCCCGTCCCTGATGGATCGGCATACAATGCGGATGCGACGGCCCGGCTATCCCTCCAAGCAGACCTAAAGCTCCATCTCATGCTCGCCTGTAAGGAGGCCGAGGTTTCTCGGGCGGAACTGGCGCGGCGCCTCCAATGGCATCGCGAGCAAGTGGACCGGCTGTTCAGGCTTGACCACGCCAGTCGAATAGACCAGATCGAAGCAGCCTTGGGCGCACTCAACAAGGTTGTCGGGATCTCGGTCGAAGCTGCATGACTGACGCCGGAGACCAGCCCGGCGGCCGTGGCGGACCACGGTCTTGAGGCTCACGGGGAGCGACATGCTTTCGAGAGAAGCGGCGGGCGGGGCGCGATCCCCGCATTGTGTCGTCCCTAGAGCGAATGCCAAAGCGCCGGCATGCCGAACGCCTACGCACCGCTGGGCATCAGATGGCTTTCCCCTTCAAGCGGAGGCCGTTTCCTACCGGGGCACGCCGCTCTCTCGAAACTGCTTCGACGCGGGTCGCGCCCCTTGGTCGCCAATCCGCTCCACACCACATGGGGCGCCAGCGCCAACGGTATATCCCCTACGACCAGGGCAGGTGGTTAGCCCGCTTTCTCTAGGCCGCGCCGAACTCTGTGCGCATGAGCGCGAAACTGGCGGAGGGTGGAGGGATCGAACCCCTGACCTTTCGGTCACCCCGGTTTTCGGGACCGGTTGCCGGCCACTCAGCGGCACCCTCCTGATTTGGCGGAGGGGGCCGGAATCGAACCGGCGCGGCCTGTTAAAGCCTCGGCGCCTTAGCACGGCGCTGCATTACCGCTCTGCCACCCCTCCAATCGATGACGGACTACTGGATGACATGGCTGCGGTCCTGCTTATTAGTCCGTGTCATCGCCCACGGCGGCTTCGAATCGGTTCGCCGCGGGCCATGTTATTGGCACACCGCGGCGTCATTATGTATTTCTGTAGCCCGCCGCTTCCTGTTCGTCAACAGGCAGCATGAAGAATTTCGCCAGCGCATCGAGCCCGAGGCGCAGGTTGTCCACAGACATCGGCGGCCGGTCGAAGACGCAGACCTCCCGCACCTCGCGAGTTGCCTGCTTTCCTGCTTCGGAAAGGGCAGTTAGAGCCCGCATGTACTGGTTTGACACGCGTTTCAGCCGGGCGGAATCGGGCTCGGTGGTCAAAGTGGCTCCGCGCGCCGCGCCGATGTCCATCCCCTGCGGAAATGGCGACGGGTAGCCCATGGCCCTCTGGTAGTCGTCCACGAGCCGTGCATAGTCGTACCCGGCCCGGTGACGCCGGGGGGTGACGACGCCGGCAAGGGCCAGCCGGCCAAGCTCGTAGCCGGCGTAAGGCGAGCGTGCGTCTTTCTCCCCCACCATGCGGCTGCGATACTCGACGACGGTGGACATGATCTGCACCTCGGTTTCGCCGCGCTGGATGCGGGCGGAATGGACCGGCTGGCCGGACGGGTATCGCTGGACCAGCTTGGACGGGCGCCCGCGTCGTTTCTTGTTCCTCGCCATGCTCGGTAGCCCCTTGCATCAGAATTGCCGCTGGTGACGTTCTCTGTGGATCTGCCGGCCCTTCACCCTTTGATAGGCTTGGCCCCGGCATGGCGGGCTGTGCGAGCGCTCGCGGCCTCGGAAGCCAGCACCAGCAGCGCCTGCATCATGTCGGTGTCGCTGGTCCCCGGTAGAGGCGGGTTAGGCGGAGGCCTAGTCAGGCTCCCACGGGAACGTCGTCACGGGGCCATCGGACGGCTCGCCCGTATCGAGGAAGACGATGGGCGCCCCCTCCAAGCATCGCGCGTGGCAAGCGCCCTCCGTGATGTCCATGGCGCAGATGTCGCCTGGCTTGAACGGTTCGGCGCAGATCGGGCACCTCTCGACAAATGCTTTCTCACCCATGGCTCATTCGCCTTTCACCGAGTAGCGGTACGGCGCGGAATGGTCGGCGCCGGCTGGATTGGGCGGGTGACGGCGGCGGATGCGCTCGCCCTCGGCCGGGGTGAGGAGCGCCGCGACCGAGGGCGGCAAAGCGCGGGGGCCGTCAGCGCGGGGCTCCGCCTCCACCTTGGCTTGCAACAGCCGGTGAAGCTGCACCCGATGCGCCCGCGCGGGCTCGCTGATCTTGTCCAGCAGGCCCCGCAGCTCCGGGGGCCGGGGCATGAACCTCGGATCGAAGCCCGCTCGCTTCTGAAGGATCTGCCGATAGGCCTCATCCAGGGCGAATGCCGGCACACCCTCCAGGGCGATCAGAAACCCTTCCTGCCGCCGCCGCAGCGCGTCCAAGTCCATGTCGCCTGATGCGAACTGGTCCTGCAACGACACCACGAACGCCGCAGATTCATCGGACGTGGCCGGTGCCAAGCATTGGACCAAGCGAGACAACCTCGCTTCCACCCGCGTCCTCTGGTCCTCCGTCAGGCCAGCCCGGCCGGGGAGGCGCGGCGGATAGTCGGCTGTCATCGCGTCCATGGAGGACTTCAGCCATGGCGGCACGGTTGAGTTCGGATCGAGAAGGGCCGCGCGCTGGTTCGCGCTGCCCGACTGCAGGGCGGCTGGGACGGTCATAGGCACCCTCCATGAGCTTGGTGAAAGACTTGGCCTGTAAGAAAAAATCGAAGCTAGCTCGCCACCCGCGGTCATTGTCTCCGCAGAGGAACGGCGAGGCCCTGGCGCGGGCCATGGCCGAGCGAAACACCTCGATCCCGCCATACTCGGCCCCTCGGCGGTTCGCCGCAGCCCGGCGCGCAGCCGTGAGCCTTAGCGCCAACGGCCATCCAGCATCGGGGGCGGTTTCGTTGTAAGCCTCCATAGCCAAATCAGCGAAGTCCGCCACGGGGGAAGAGCCCCCTTTAGGGGGCGAAGGGGGTACTTCGGGAGAGGGATAATTTTCAGGGGGTGTGGGGGAGCTTTTATCGGGAGAGGCGGCATCAGCGTCCGCAGACATGCAGTCGCTTCCACAGACTTCCGCAGAATTCCGCAGACGTGCGTCGCGCTTACGGTCGCGATCAGCCGCGCGGCGTCGCTCGGCAGAAGCATCCACGGGGGGGCCGCTCGCGTTCTCCATGTCGGAGATCGCGCGAACTACATCGTCTGGTGTCATGCCAGCCGCCAGCATGTGGCGCACCGCCTCTGCGATAACACCCATCAGTCGAACCGATCCTTAAAGAAAAATTGAAACACCTCTGCTGCACATCCGAATGGATCGTTGTGGATTTCCGACCCGGTGAAGCGAAGTATTTTGAGCCCCGCGGCCTGGACAGCGCGGTCTCGCGACCTATCGGCCTTTGCCTGCTCCTTGGTGCGCTCATGGAAATCATGACCGTCACACTCGACGGCAATTTCAGGCTCCAACTCTGGGCTTGCCATGAGCGCGAAATCGAACCTCATTGTACCCGATGAGCCAGTGACTTCGTACTGAGGGACGATAATCGTTGCCTTATAAGGGATGCCCATAGCCGCATCCTCTTGGCTTTTCACTTCGATGGATGCGCCCTGAAACAGTCGATGATACATGAACATCGCAATGAGAAGCTTGTACTCGATGGGGCTTTCCACCATAGACACCGCAGCAGTCCCCATGTAGTCGATGCTCTCTTCGACAATCGGAAGCGACATTTTTGCTATGTGTTCGGCGCATTCAGCCGCGACGCGCGCCGGCAACCTCCTAGCGCGAATCCACTTGCCGTCTCCATTCCTGCTCATTCGTCATCGCTCCTAATCGGCAGCACCTGCCCCGAAATGCGCGGGCGCCCGTCCCATGTTTCTGCGCACGGGACAGGGTCGGTGGAGAGGGGAAACTTGCGAGCGGCGTGACCACAGCCGCCACAAACGAAGTCACGGCCGCGCTGGTGGACCGCGACGCTGCCGCAGGAGGGGCAGATATGGCGAGCGACGGGGCGGCGCCTCACGGTCGCACCTCGCCGCATTCGCAGTGCCACATCAGCACCGACCAAAGGCCATGGGTCGGTCCAAGATCAGCGGCCACCACCCAGCCCCGCGCCATGTGCGCGAAGACATCGGGGTGACGGACGTATTTGAAGAGGCCGGTGCGGATCATTCGGCGGCCCCATGAGGCTCGGCGCGGGCCGACTTTCCTTCGTAGAAAACCCGGGCGAACCGCCCAGCCGAAGGCAGGTTTGGCCGGTCCGGCCCCCAGACATACCAGGCGTGATCCTCGGTGCCCGTGGTATCGCCCGGGAACCACTGGATGCGGTCGATGAGGGCGACCTTGCAGGAGAACCGCCGGTTATCGCGGAACAGGTCGCAACGCGTGTTTCCGAAATCGAACTTGGCGGTCAGCAGCAGGGCAACCCAGCCGGAGCAGCGTTGCAGCGCCAGCCGGGCGAACTTCACCGCGTCGCGGTTGCCCTTACCGTAGGGAGGATTCGTGATGATGTGGCTATAAGCGAACGGGACGAAGTAGATGCGATCATCCCGCAGAAAATCAAAATGGTGGTCGTGCTCGCGGTCGTATGTGACGATATCGCTCGTCACGACAGGAACGCCCCGTTCACGGATTACGTCGGCGATGAGATGGTTGCCGGCAGCTGGCTCCCACACCTGATCGTCGCCGCCCAGCGGCGGCAGCACTCGCAAGAGCGCTTCCGTCGCCCAAGGCTCCGTCTGGTATAGGTCGTTTTCCTTGCGGGCGTAGTTCGAGGCGACGACCGTCATGGCGTCATGCCCTCCACGACTGGGACATGCCGAACAGGCCATCCCCAAGCGGGATCAGCTCGCCAGCCGTGATGGCTTCCGCCGCGCTCCGCGGACCTACACCCTTCCCGCTCGGCTCCAGCCGATAGAGGTGCTCCGTCTCGCCGCTTTCCTTGAACCGGTAACAGAGGTGAAGGGTCTGCCCCCCTGACAGCATCGATGACGCGCTGGACGCGCACGGGGACCTTGGCCGGCTTCATCATCTCCTGCCTCCCTCTTTCTCGCGGAGCATCCGGGCGCCGTCTTCAAGGCGCGCAGCGCCACTCAGGACGCGCTTCTCGTGGAATTCGGCGGTTGCCTTGAGGGTGCGGTTGCCCTTGGCGAGTTCCAGCACCCGGCGTATCGCGTCGGCTTCTGCGATCATGTCGGAGACTTTGGTGATCACGTCGCGCCTCCCGTGATCTTCATCGAGAGCGTGGTGATCTCCGCTGCGAACCCGGCATCCTCGGCAATGAGCCGAGTGATCTTGCGCACCGCGTGCAGCACGGTGGTGTGGTCGCGGCCGCCGAAGCGCCGGCCGATCTCCGGCAGCGAGCGCAGCGTCAGGGTCTTGGCCAGGTACATGGCGATCTGGCGGGCCTTCACGATGGAGGCCTTCCGGCGACATGCCAGGAGTTCGGCCCTGGTCATGCCGAAGTGTTCACTCACCACCTCGATCACCGACGATGTGGTGATCCACGGCAGGCTCACCTTGTCGGAGTTGACATTCAGCCAGTCCCGTTCAGCGTGGGGTGACGGTGGCTGCGTCTGCGCAGGCTTGGGCTCGACACGGTAGCTTTTCTTGGGCGGCCACACCCCGTAGAGCCGGGCCTTTATGGCCTTAGCCTCAAGGCGTTGGCGCTGTAGTTCTGCGATGTTGATTTCCATCACAGCACCCCCGCCTTGATCAGCGGATGCGCAGCCAGGACGGCGGCGCGATAAGCTGCATCCATCGCCCTGTAGTTGAAGGTGCAGGGCTCATTGAGCGGAGGCAGATCGTGGATGTCCTTCCTCATGCCAAGGCGCGGGCTCGGCTTCGCGACCAACCTCTTCTTGACCTTCAGGCGAAGTCTGGCACGGCGCCCTGAAATCGACTTCTCGGTGCGAGGGCGGCCCAGTTCGAGAAACTTCGCGGCAATGTCCATGTCGGACTTGCCCTCCGCATGCATTTCCCGCAACAGCGCCTCATCGAACGTTGACCATACGAAGCTCATGATGCAGCCCTCTGCTCTATGGTTATGGTGGTGAGGGTCATTCCTGCGCGGCCTATGGAGACGGGATCGCATTGCCGGTCATTGGCGACGACGCCGGCATCCTGAAGCGCATCAAGGGCGGCCTTCAGCCGATTGTCCGCGTCCCCCCGGGTCGCGAGAGGAAGGGTTATCGACACGGAGACCGGGCCGGTGAACGCGGGCGCCTTCTGCAAGCGTAGCCAAAGCACAGCGTCTTCGCGCCACTTCTTGTAGGCCTTGGTCTTCACCCGACCTTTCCCCCGCAAGTTGCGGAACGCACCGTTCAGGCTGGGCGGAGGGGTGAGGAGAGTGAGGACGACCACGGCGTCGACCCTCAGACGAAGATGCCGAGCGCGTGGCAGTAGAGGTCCACGATGGCCTCGTGCTCCTTGCGCTCGTCGGCGTCCTCCTTGCGGATCTTCAGGATGGTCCGGAGGGCGGCGGTATCGAAGCCGTTTGCCTTGGCCTCCGCGAACACGTCCTTGATGTCGTCGGCAATGGCCTTCTTCTCCTCCTCGAGCCGCTCGATGCGCTCGATGAAGGACTTCAGCTGTTCCTTGGCAAAGCCCGCTGGGGCATCGGTCGCTTTGTCGGTGTGGCTGGCGGTTTCGGAATTCGTGTCGGCGAACATGGTCGTCTCCTCCTTCAGAGCGCACGAAGGCGCCCGGCGAAATGCCGGTGATCAGCGGACAGGGTGGATGCGGCGGGTGCCGCGGATTAAGCCAGCTTCACGTCCGGCTGGAATTCCTGGGCAAGGCGGGTCAGCCCCTTCGGCGTCACCCGCACCTGTGTGACGGTCTTCTCCGATCCGTCCGAGCGGGTGACGGTGGTGGTCTTGTGCTCGAGGAGGCCGGAGGCGAGCTTGGACTGGTAGGCCACTTCCTGGCTGGAGCCGACGCGGGTGTAGATCCATCCGTGGGACCGAAGGAACTTGAACAGGGCGTTCGGGGGCACCTGCAGGGTCTTCGCGGCATCGGTGATGCAGAACGACCCTTCGCTTTCGGCAATGCGGGCGAGCGCTTCCACCTTCGGCGCCATCTCGGCCGCCGCCGCTTCGAGTTGAGCGGTCTTCGACTGGGCGATGCGCTTAGCCTCAGCTTCGTCCGCCCAAGCCCGCGCAGCGGCAACCGGATCATTGAAGTCCGGAAGGAGGGGCGCAGTCGGGCGGCGGCGCAGCTCGCTTTCCATCAGGTTGAACTGCGCGATGTAGGCTTCCTTGAAGCGCGCCGCCTTCTCGCCCGTGAACCCCATGCAGAGGAACACGAAGCCATCCCGTGTCATCAGGACGTGCGACGTGCTCTCCCCGCTCAAGTCATTGATTTTAAACGGCACGAAATGGTGCCGGCGGAATTCGTCCGAGCAATGGATCTCACGGATCGACTGGAGCACGCGCCGGTGCTCCTTGCCGAAGTATGCCGCCACGTCGCGGCTATCGGCCATCGCCTCGCCGTCCATGATGCGGACGATGGGGTTGCGCTCGGCCTCGCTCGGGAGGCGTTCGGCAAGCACGCTCTGGTTCATCGGTCTTTCCTCCCCAGCCATTCCGCGAGATTGAGCCACCACATGCCGCGCTTACTCGCCCGGCGCTGTCCCCACTGCTTCCACGTCAAGGGCAAGCTGTTCCTCAAGGCGCGCAAGGCGCTGCCGCAGCTCAGCGATTTCCACATTGATGGCCTCTTGTTCTTTTGCCTGGAGAAGCCGCCGGACGCGGTCCAATTCTTCGGGGCGGACGCGGGCACGGCCGTACCAGCACTCATAGGCGCGGCTGTAGGACATCCCAGCGCGTCGGGCCGCCTTGACGATCAGTCCTTTGATGCTCTCGCCAGCACGCACCGGTTCGACCAACTGGCGCAGGCCCAAGCTCATCTCTGTCGGGGCAGACAAAGCGGTCATTTCGCGCTCACATGGATTATGTGACATCCCACATTACCTCTCCGATATCTTGCCGACATCGAAGAGTTGCTTACGGAGACGGACCGATGTGGCGCGCGGCTGATGATCTTGCAGGATGGCCAGCGGCGTGCGTGGAAGAAGGCCCCCAGCCAGCCGAAGCAAGCCAGGGGAAGGTGGGCCGGGAGGGACTCGGCCAGGGGAACGAAATTCAGGGCTTCGCCGCGATCGGAACGCTTGCCGGCGCCATCGTGGAGAGGCTTAGGGATCGGGCCGCGCGCACAGCCCCGCGCCGCGAGCCCGCAGCGCCGGCCAGCGGAGAAGTCGCACTCGGCGCCGGCCGGCGCCCCCATTTCGGAAAGGAAGCCAAGTTGCCGACCATCGGGACGACGCACTTCTTCGCGACCATCCTCGCCGGCCTCGCTCGGGAGCGGTCCGATCGTGGCGAGCCGCTGATCCAGTTCATCGAGGCCGAGGCCGGATGCCTGCGGGAGCGGATGCCCGGCACCGCAGATGCGATGCGCACCGCCTGCGATGAGGCGCGGAGGATGCGCGGGCGCGCCGTCGCGGCCGAGTGAGGTCAGCATGGCGCCGAGGCCTCCGCCTTCATCCGGCGGACGATCGATGCGGCCTGTTCCTCGCCATAGAGGATCGCCGCGTCGATGTATTCGCCCTTGAGATCGCGGGGCACCCAGCGGGGTACTATGTCGGATTGCGGCGGGCGCCCGACACGCGCCCCCTTCCTTCCGAACTCGGCCTGGCGCGCACGATAGGCGGGGTCCGCGCCACGCAGCCTTCCTACCTCTGAGCGTGTCGGCAGGCGGATCCCGGCCCACTTCGCCCATTCGCTGATGGCCGACGGACTCACGCCAAGATCACGTGCGATGGCGTTCGCCAGCGCGCCGGCGGCGGCGAGCTCCCTGATGCGGGCGATGGCTTCCGGAGTGCGCTTTCTCATGCGGCCCTCCGCCCTTCAGGCCAATGCCAGACGGCAGGCGCGCCAGTGATCTCCGGCAGGTAGGCGCCATCCACCTTGTCGGGGCGGACGTACTTGGCGAGGAAGTCCACCTCGCCCTTCCGCTCCACCCGGTAGACGACGCCTTCGGGACCGCCGCTCGCGCCGAACTCGCCTTCCGGCCCCATCAGCCCAAGGGCGTCCGAGATCGAAACTGGGCCACCTTCGGAGAGGACAGGCGCATGCTTCAGATCGGCGAGGAACGCGGCGCCCTGCACATCCCCATAGGGACGGCGTACGCGGCCGTCGAAATAGTCGAAGATGATGAAGGGGTCTTCGGGCAGGGACGAATAGACCGTGCCGTGTGCGAGGGCCATCCACTCGCCCACGATGCGGGAGCCAGGCGCGATGAAGTCGAAGCGATCCGGCTGGGCGTTCACCCAAATCCCGAACATCCGCAGGTGCTCGTAGAACGCCTCCTCTGCCCGAAATCCGGCGCGGATCAACGGCACGATCTGGCCGTCAATGTTCGCGATGGAGCAGCACGCGCCGTCCACCTTCTCCAGCACGATGATCGTGTCGTGTCTGTCGCGGCGCTTCTCGGTGCAGATGACCGATTGCCCGGCATGGCAATGATGATCGGCCGGCCCCATGCGGCTGTCCGGCAGATGAGCGATGGAGCCATAGGCTTTGTGGCCGAGGGGCTTACTCATGCCGCGCTCCCTGCCTGTTCGGGGGCGGCCAAGACTTCAAAGAAGAACCGGTCTTCCCACTCGACACCCCTGGAAACCGCCTCTTCACGGATGCGCGCCATCTGCGTCAGGTCGGGCGATAGCTCCCCCGTCTCCCAGCGAGAGACGGTCGCCTGCGTCGTTGACGTAATGGCGGCCATCTCCGATTGCGAAATGCGGAGGAGCGATTTGCGGATGTGCTGCATCGGTGTCATCGGCGATGACTATACGCATACGCATTTCCATCCGCAAGCGGTTTATGCGTTCACGTATTTGGCTCTAGTCATACGCAGACGTATAACGCCGCCATGACCGTCACGCAGATGCTCTCCGCCATCATGGCCGCGAAAGGCTGGAACAAGACCGAGCTAGCGGTCGCGCTTGAGGTCTCTCAGCCGACCGTGACGCGATGGTTCCGCGATGGGCAAGATCCGCGCGGGGAGACCCGCGACAAGATCCGCACCCTCTATGCATCCGTCATGGAAGAGGATGTGCACATCGATAGCATGGAAGTGGCCGAAATCGCCGGGCGCCGCCGGGTTCGAAAGCCTGACCAAGAGGTCCGTGTCGTCGGCTATGTCGGTGCCGGCGCCGAGGTGCACGCCATCGACGACCATGAGAAGGGGGCGGGCCTGGACGTGGTGCAGGTGGACTTCCCGGTACGGCACGGCACGGTCGGGGTGATCGTGCGCGGCGACTCCATGCTTCCCATGTTCGAAGATGGCGATCTTGTCGGGTACCTACGCGACGCCGCCGGCCCGGAGCAACTCATCGGCAAGATCTGCGTCGTGAAGGTGCAGGACGGCCCAACCTACATCAAGAGGCTGAAGCGCGGTTCCGAGCCGGGGCTGTACACGCTAGTCAGCGCCAACGCCCGCGATATCGAGGATGTCGATGTCGAGTGGGCGGCCCGCTACCGGTTCCATCTTCCGGCCGACGAATGGCGCCGGCTGACGAACGGATCGTAGCCCGCCTCCGGCGGTCCATCATTAATATGTGAGGACGCATGGTAAAACGCCCTTCAGTGCCTTGGGGCGCCACCGGCAGATGGCGCGACGTGCGCAAGGCGGTCACCCCGGAGCAGGCCGCTGGGATCGGCCGCGTTTGTCTCGCCTACAACGACATGGAGGATTTGCTCAATCAGATCATGTCGGTTGCGCTCATCGGGCTGCCTGATGACGCGCTCCATGCCGGGGTCTGTGGAACCGACCAAAAGATTGCCATCGCAATCACCGCATGTGAACGACTGAAGCTCGATAAAGACGAGATGGCTCACATCAAGCGTGTGCTTCGCCCGTTCCCATCCCTGAAAGAGCAACGCGATACGATCGTCCACACGAAGCTGGTGGATTCAAATCACGCCATGGGCAGGCAAGTTGGTCGAGGTGGCAAGGTCCACGACGTTTTACTCACCGTGGCGGCGACTGACTATGTCGTCGAAATGATGGCGCGCACGAGTGAAGATTTGCAAGGTCTGCTGAAATTCATCGCTGGCATCAGGTCCGAGATTGAAGCAAAGCAGTCTGGTGGCACCACACAATTACCCTCGCGATATGAACGGCGTTTAGCTCTAGAAGCGGCCTATGACACAATTCGGAGAGATAATCCGTCACCAGAGCCGCCATTTCCGGAGGAACCTCAATTTCTTCTAGTCCGGGTAGATGCCCCTCACCCCAAGGGATGATCCACTTCGGCAGCTTGCGTTCATCTTGACCTGACATTGTCAAGCTCCCAGCCCGCCTCACCGGCGGGCTTTTTCGTGCGCCCCACCACGGGGCGTGAGGGAGGATAGCAGGCGTTCGAACAAAAATATACGCAAACGCATTTTCCCGCTTGCGCCATGCATATGCGCATGCGTATAGTCTCCTCACACACCGAGGGGACACGAGATGACCACCCAGCCCACCAGCACCGAGACATTCACCATCGAGCAGTTCAAGAACGGCTTCGGTGAAACCCGCTTCCGGTTCGTCGCCGACAGCGTGCTCCACCCCGGCCAGCCGAACCGCTCCCTGCACTGCTGGAAGACCGCCCGCGCCGCCCGAGAGGCCGCGATGCGTGAGTTCCCCCGCCGCCGCAAGATCACCGGCAAGCTGGCCCACCTCGTGGACGACGTGAGCCGCCCGGCCTGAGGCCCAACAGGGCGGCCTCGGGGCCGTTCTTCTCCAGCGACATTCCAGAGGGAGCACACATGACCATTCGAGACTACGACCCCACCGCCGGCTTCGCCTTCCAGGGCGACGTGGCCATTGTCCCGGTGCCCGCCGGCATCACCATTTCCCGCGCAGAGGAAATTGCCCCGATCGATGGGCGGCTGATCCTCCAGGAAGGTGAAGTCACCGGCCATCACCACGCGATCCGCCTGCCGGCCATGTTCCGCGACGACGGTATCGCCCGTGCGCTGGAGACCCGCGCCGAGATGCCGGTGCCCACCGCACATCTCTATCGTGACCGGGCGTCCGCGGATGCCATGGTGCGTGCCGGCATCCTCACCCGTGCTGACCTCTGCGTCGCGTTCCTCGTGGTCGAGGGCGGCCCGATGACCGTCACCCACGAGGAGCACGACGGCATCCGGCTTCCCGCGGGCTCCTACTACATCGGCCAGCAGATCGAGAGCGCAGGCGCCGAAGAGCGCCGTGTCGCGGACTGAGGAGACGAGCATGCTTAATAGTCTCACGCCCGAACAGATCGGCATGTTTCCCGCTTATCGCGAGCGCTTTCTACGCGCTGGACTGTCAACGGAACCAGCGGATCGCCTCATTGCTGAAGAAGCAATCCGAGATGCCTACAAAGTTGCGAACCGAGAGCCGCCGAAGATTTTCGTTTGGCTTCTTTCTCCGGCAGCCGGAGCACTCGCGGCGGCGATGATCGCGGCGGCAAAGGGACCGGCTCAGGTCGGGGCTCAGGTCGGGGCTCAGGTCGGGGCTCAGGTCAGGGCTCAGGTCAGGGCTCAGGTCGGGGATCAGGTCTGGGATCAGGTCTGGGATCAGGTCAGGGCTCAGGTCGGGGATCAGGTCTGGGATCAGGTCTGGGATCAGGTCAGGGCTCAGGTCTGGGATCAGGTCAGGGCTCAGGTCGGGGCTCAGGTCTGGGATCAGGTCTGGGATCAGGTCAGGGCTCAGGTCTGGGATCAGGTCGGGGATCAGGTCTGGGATCAGGTCAGGGATCAGGTCAGGGCTCAGGTCGGGGCTCAGGTCGGGGCTCAGGTCGGGGCTCAGGTCAGGGCTCAGGTCGGGGATCAGGTCTGGGATCAGGTCTGGGATCAG